GGGGCACGATGCGGTATCGACGCCACGCCGAATATAAGGACGGGAAGATATGTGTCCTTCGCTTCATCGAACTCTGTTCTGTTCTGAAGAAAATTAGTCCGCACATAACATTCTATTGGCGGGATGTTTGCATTAATGTATGCCATAGGTTTATATAGTAAAAATAAAAAAAGGGGACCGAAGTCCCCTTTCTTAATCACTCAGTGTTTATTACTGAGCAACTGGTGCTGCGTCTACAACTTCAGCGGCTGGTGCTTCTTCAACAACAGCAGCATCAGCAGCAGCAGGTGCTTCTGCTTCAGCAAGTGGAGCAGCAACAGCAGAATCTTCTGCAGCCTTATCAGCAGCAACTTCTGCTTCTGGTGCAGCACCACAAGCGACTAGACCAAGAGCAACTAGACCAACAAGAATTGACTTCTTCATAGATTTCTCCTTTGTTTTAAATTTCACACACACCTGCAGAGCATGCAAGTTCTTTTGCTGAAGTCGTTGTATCTGTTTCTTCCATAAACTCCACCCAGTTGATATCAACATTTTGGAGCGCAAGAAGTTCATTATACTTCGCTTCATCAATTTCTTCGTAAGGTGCTTGGCGATAAGAACCATTGTCTCGTGGCAAGAACGAAACGCCAGAGAGAATTGAAATGTTCTTATAGACCCATGCACCAACTTCCATCCACTCATCATCACCAACATATACGGTGATTGATGGTTTGTGTTCACACCAGTGATCCTGATAGATCTTCCACAATTCCAACTGCTCGATGGCAGTCATATCATTACGAGTAACAGAGTTCTTTGGTGCCTTCATTGGGAATGAGAATACCCAATTAGACTTGCTATAGAAATCTTCCTCAGCCTTGTATCCCTTGTCAATCATAAACTGAGCAAGAGGATCTTTCATATCAGCCCTAACTCGACGAATATAATATTGGGCATAGCGTGGGTGAATGCCTGAAGCGGAATCAACCAACTGTGATACAGTGCCTGAAGGCTTGACGCAAGTAATTGCAGCCGATACTGGAATACCAAGAGCATCTGCGAACTCCTTGTTTGTTTCTACGCAGTGAAGTCTGATTGCATCTAGCGCATCAGCAAGTTTCTGTGATGGTTTATTCAACAGTTTGCTGTCACAGATACCAGTGAGCGAAACACCCAATAGTCTTTCTTCGTCGCAATTATTCTTCCACTTCTTGTTGATGTAACGGAAGTCAGTTAGCGTTGACTGAAGTGTACCAATGATTGTAGCGAGACGAGCCTTACGCTTCAATGACTCAACATCATCATTTGCACGAACAACGATTTCGGAAAGATTGCAAAACTCAAACGGGCGCAAGATAATTTCAGAGCAAGGATTAGTGCCGAACTCGTGCTTTGGATCACGACGACCATTCTTCGCTGCAACTGCCTGTGAAGCAGCGCGAGAGAAAATGCCTCTTTCACCTGACTTGGACATATAGAGAGCATGCCATTCATTCATGAATGTATCCATGTCTACTTGCTTGTCATACACCGCCGAAATGTTTGCCAATGCGCGCTGCCCATTGTGCGCCCACCAGTCACCTGACTTTGCATGACGCAACTGGTCGTCGTTGAGGTCGGTAAGAGAAATGAGAGCAGAACGGCGAACACCACCGCAAACAACAATATCAGCAATCTTACATACGATGTCATGACATTCCAAGGTTGACAGTTTCCTGCCCCTTGCCTTTTGGAAAATGTTAAGAGTGAATTTGAATAGATCGACTAGTGGCTCTGGACCTGAAGCACGACCACCAAATACTTTCAGACGCTCACCCGCTGGGCGAACCTTTGATACATCCCATTTTGCAATCTTACCAGAATACAGAAGCGAAACAATTTCACGATAAGCAGAAGCCCAGCCAATCTTAGAATCAGCAACGACAACCGTTGTGTCTGTTTCGTGTAGTTCTTCTGGAACTTCTGGAAGTTTGTTTGTGTACTTTGATTCAACAGAGAAACCAACGCCAGTGCCACACATCAAAATATACATGATCTCGTCAAATGATTTGGTATTATCAATCGCAACATATGAGCAGTTATATCCTGCGACTTGATCTTTTTCCAAAGCGGGACCAGCAGTCATCAAGCAACGCATTGATGGCATGACTTCGAGATTAATAATTGCTGAGCGCAATTCATCCCAAGGAACTTTCTTATTATTATTTGTCTTCTCTTGGAAGAATCGAATATAGCGATCTACCGTCTCATCCCATGTCTCGCGGCGACCTAGATCATCATTAAATCTTGCATAGCGAGAAATGTGAATGAAATCTTGATAGATGCTTGGAAGTCTAGTTGTCATCATCTGCTCCTTGTTCTGTTAGTTATTAATCCAATTTTCTAATTCTTCTTTTGATTTGACACCAGTGAATCGTTTCACTTCAGCATCATCGTGAAGCATGACCATTGTTGGCACTCCACGAATCTTGTATTGCTGAGTGAGTGTTGGATTTTGGTCAATGTCAACTTCTTCAATTGTAACCTCTGTTGCAACTGAATTTAAAATTTGTGTTAAGTGCTTGCATGGTGCGCACCAAGATGCTTTAAACTTGAGTACCTTCTTCATTTTTCTTTCCTAGAAATGCTTGTAATGTTAATCTTAAATCGCCTTCATAATTTACTGGAGTTGTACAATGATTCACAGATCCATATTGCAGTACCGCAATGTTTCTTTCTGGCACAACACCCTTTAATTCACCTTCATCTTCGTATAAAAAATATCCACCGAAATCATGATGCCATTGACGATTTATGTATATCGTAATCGCACCTTCATATTTTGAATTATCATTATGCCAAGGAATATAACTGTAACGAGTCCAGTAATATATCATGATGTTATTGTCATAAACAGACAATTGAGTTTTATCTTCAATAATCGCTTTCAGCTTTTTATGCAGATCGCTATCTTGATAGATATTATGTACAAATACGGGAAAACTATCTTTTCTAATACCATAGTCCCACCACCTATTAGTGCATAACTCATTTCCCCCCAGCGTCAACACATATTCAGCAGTACCAATTGTATGTTCATATGTTTCTTCATCTAGAAAATCTTGATACTTTTTAATTGGCATAAATCACTCAGAAATAAATTGTGTAGAAAGCGGAAATACCTCAGCAATTACTTTAGCGCATTCTTGAGCAATCTTCATATGTTCTAACTGCGTACCATTGCCGCTTCGGAGTTGTATATAGTGAATCCATGATCGCAAGGTTCCACTCATATACATTCTCGACATAGTTAAACCTTCTGGGAGCAATGCACGAGCCTGCTCTTTTGCAATACCATTATTGATTGCCCAGTTATAATGAACCTTTACTAGATCAATAATTTCACGCTGACGATGATCCCACTCATACTGAATCATAACATCAACACCATCAGAAATAGAATTTTGACGATTCTTTGGATCTTGTAGTCGTGCTTGTCTTGTAACAAATTCTAATTCTTTTACTGGGTCAGCATATCGTTGAGAAAACTCTTGGAATGAGAAACTGCGATGACGCAGAATCTGACGAGCAATGTCTCTCGTTGTTTCAATTTCCAAACACATGGTTGCCATTTCTAACGGTGACCAATGCTGATGCTTGATCAAATACTTGATCAATTTCTCTGCTGTATCAGAGTTAATTTGATTGGAGGGATTGGACACTCTTGCGCAGAAAGCCACAAGGTCCGTTGGTGTGTCCAATCCCTCGAGAACTGGTTTGCTGTATGATACTAAAGTTACTTTCATGCTCCAACCTCAAATACTAAAGTCTTGTGACGAATTTCTTTTGTGCCGCCATCATTTGCTAATTCTTGCCCGCGAATAAATGCATCTTTATATTCTGGATGCTTGCTATCATCAAACCACCACCAGCGATCAATAACATATTTGGGTTGCCTTTGATATTCAACATACCAAAGACCCGCATGAAATTGCACGCGAACTCTTTTAATTGGGTGTTTAATAATTTCTAATCCAGCGTCGTCTAGTGTAATCATACTAGCACCTTTTCCAGTGAGTGAACTTCAGTTTGGCAGTCAAGCCACTGAAAGTATTAGCATCTATAATATCTTTTATTTCACTTGAAGTCAAGCCATTTTGTATCATATCATTAATGTCTTTGCCCTTTACACTGTCAGGAAAAAGACAAACATTGTAACCTCGATCAATTGATTTCTCAATTTGCTTTACAATGTCTCTATTGCGCGGTTCATTATCATATACCAAAACAAAATCTAGTTCTGGAAAAATTGCTGCCACGCCGCCCAAATTAGAATCGCCAGAGGCAACGGAATTCTCAACAAAATAAGAATCAAACTGTCCTTCCAAGACATAGACACGCTTTTGCTTGCGCAAGCGATGCAGTCCAAACAGTTTCTTCTCATCTGTGATCTTTACCGTGACATAGCGAACCTTGGTTTCAGACAATGCCCTTCCTGCGACATTCGTAATCTCACCCTTTTCGTTAGTGTA